TCAGGTTGAAATGTGGTCTATATGCACTTAAATATTTTGGGGGTATAATAGAAGTTGGAGAACATAACACATTTAGTATTGACGAAGCTTCATCTAATGATGAACATCAAGAGTTGTGGATAACATTGAACAGATATAAATGGAACAAAGCACCTGAAAAAATAAAAGATAAGTTTATTGACGACATTTTTGAGATATGGAATGGTTATGGTAAACGTTATCTACGTTTAAATCTTAGTTTTAAAACCAATGTCCCTCTTCAGTTTCGAACATATGCGAATCGAGAGTGGGAAACCGCACACGAATCATTGTATTTTGACAATGACAATGAGGAAGGCTACCTGTTCGGACCCCGGGAGTATCCACCAGAATCTCCCCCAGATCCCCTAGAATATATAAATCGAACCTCCCCATGGTGAAATACACGGTTTTAGTTGAAAATCACTTCCTCAAATCCTTATCAGCAGTGTAATACGTCTTACCCTTAGTTGCGAAGCTGTGCACCCTAGCATACCCCCACGCTTGTGGAGAGGCTCCCGGACGATGCCCGGTTCTCCACGCAGCGAGTCCCCTGTTGTAGATTTTTTGGACAGTCTTTAGAGGAATGCCAGTAGCCTTCGCAATATCTGGCAACGACTTGACATCTGAGCCGTACCTTTTCCTGAACTTTTGGGTGTAGGAGGAAGTCTTCGTCTTTCTTCCTTCGTCTGTTCTAAACTTGGTGTAGTCCCTCTTGAGCATCTTCTTGTAACGAGTTTCAACCTCCTTGAGAGTCCCAAGCCCCTTGAAGTATTTGAGAGGTGCATAGATTTGACCTTCTGTTCTACGCAGTTGCCCAACTTTTCGAGCAATTTGAGCATCGGTGAGAGGCATTCTTGTTTTTTAGTGATATTTTTTATCACACAGAATATAAATGGGACGAACATGTTCTCTGATGATAACCGATAGTACTAAACCTAAACATATCGATTTATTTTTTAACAGTATATGGGGAAGGTACAATGAACCGGTTAATCTTGAATTAAATACTACACATTGTAATAATGTGTCTATAAGAAGGATTCTATCTATGAAGAAGGTACTGGATCATCATAGGCCAAACTCTCGTAAGTATGTGGAAAGTAGTACGATAATAGTTGGATCACAATTCGCGCGAAGGGTCTTACAAGTTGGACTATTCCTTGTTAAACCAGAGAAACCCGTGTTTATTAAGGTCACCCCTTAAGATATTTTATAGCCGATGTAATATTTGGGTAAATACATTTCCCGAATCTGACACGACCTGTCCTAGGATTGTAATAGCCTGTGTGGCCATTAAAAGTTGCCCTGTGAAGTTCACCCATATAAAAAATACAATATTATAATAATAAGGTGATAATGGGACTTTCAATTATTATGGGGAATATGTTTTCTGGTAAAACTTCCGAACTTATCCGACAACTTAAGCGTCTAAAAGTAATAGGTAAGGAAGTCATGATCGTCAACTCAGCGAAAGATACCAGATCACCTGAAGAAGTTCTCAAAACGCATGATAATGTTAAGTTTAATTGCCACAAAGTGTATGACCTATTTGATATCATAGATACAGATGAATTTGAACGGGCTGATATAATAGCCATAGATGAAGCACAATTCTTTCCCAGACTCAAAAAATTCATAGAAGGGTGTTTATACCTAGAAAAATCGATTATTATCGCAGGTCTTGATGGAGATTGTTTTCAGAGAAAGTTTGGAGAACTCATCGATTGTATTCCTCTCGCAAGTGATGTAACTAAACTTTCAGCACTATGTATGCATTGTAATAATGGAACACCTGGTCCTTTTACTAAGAGGATCGTCAAAGATAAAACCACAGAACTTATAGGTGGAAGTGATATGTATGAAGCAGTGTGTCGAAATCACCTATGAATATCTAAGATGAGAACAACCCGTTTCCCCTCTCCCAATTTTATGAGTTCGTGGTATCTCCCATGATCAAAGAGGAATTCTTCACCTTCTTTGTGTATGTGCCTACCATTTTCAGTATATAAACTACAGTCACCGTCACCCTCTAAAGTAAGTTGATATCTAAGATGTTTATTAGACTCAGCTCTATGCGGTGGAATAATCATAGGACCATCTATGACGGCAAAATGTGGTCGTTCTTTATCTACACATGAAATCTGATTTATTAAGTTCCAAAGAATGGGAAAGTCCTTAACTTCATAGAAACAATAATTCATGTTATGTGGTGACCACTTATCATGATCGTGTTGGTACTTCTTAGTCAGTGTAGAAGAAACCCGTTCAAATTCATCTTTGATTTTTTGATAGTGAAGTTTAAGTAACAAAAGTCCAGGGTATTTTTGAACATTATGTGTCGATACGCAATGTATTACATCTCTGAAGGTGTTCTGAATACCGAGTAGAGGTCTCCATAAGTTGGTGAAATACAGGCGGTCTATAGGTGCCTTCATATAATCATGCAATACCATCAGGACCGGGATCACTGTGAGAGTCCACATTAATTTCTTGATAGATAATAAAACATGGCTATTGGATACAAGTCGAAGTATGCTGAACCCGAACCCACCGAGGAAGTTGAGACCGTTGAGAAGCGTTTCACAATGCCCAAATTTTCCATCGTTCAGATGATTCTCGTTGCGGTCGTTCTTTACTACATGATCACCGCCCGCAAGAATAAGGGTATGGTTGCTATTGCTCTCACTCTCACCATCTCTCTACTTCACATTTATGATCACCTTTTCATGGTCAAGCGTGGTCCTGAGCGTCTTTTCTTCCTCCCCAAGAAGGAAAACTACGGTTGCCAAATGTGCAAGTAAATTTTATTGATACATAATAAGTATGCGCGTCAAAATTACTCGTAGCCCTAATCTTAAAAAGAAGTTCAGGGCAACACTAGAAGACGGAAGAACTGTGGATTTTGGTGCTCGTGGATTTTCGGATTATACAAAACATGGGACTCCTTCTCGTATGAGATCGTATATTCTTAGACACGGGGGGCGGGTACCGAAGTACATCACATCTGAGCGAGATCCCAAGAAGATTCAAGATAAGATGTTAAGTATCAACAGAAGTGATAAAGAGGATTGGAAAATGAGCGGTATCGACGGGGCTGGTTTTTGGTCCCGTTGGTATCTCTGGAGTTTTCCTACATTCCAAGGTGTTGAGAAGTTCATGTTTAAAAGATTTGGTATTACTTTAGTTAGGGGAGCCGTTGGAAGATGACGGGTCTAAACATAAGTCTATTTTATCATCAAAATGTTCACCCGTAAATTTATCATTTATTCCCATATAATTTTCAATTACAGCTTTTTTTGATTCTATCCCATTTTCAAATGTATAAATGTCATTAGGATAATTCTCAAGTATGCGTCCAATATCTCCATTACCACCAAACAGTTTTTTTACTTTTTTACATGTATTAGAACCACTATCATTTTTAAATTCTTTGACAATTTCCTTCAATTGATCAGCTTTCATGACTCTTAAAAAGTGTGTTTTTGTCTGCGGTATCATTCCATAAGAATACACCATGATCCAAAAACTGGAAAAAAACATAAGTAAAATAAGTGCGACTATCATTATATGGTATACATCATATATTTCTCCTGAGATTGTCCAATTGTTTAAAAAATCGAATAACAGTTTCCAAGCGTTCGTAGAGTTCTTCACCAAGATATTTCTCTACGAATTCTTCTATAGATTCGTAGAATACGAGATCATCGTCTATTTTTCTCAGTTTTTCCACGTACTCATACACATTTACACGTACTATATCTACATTTTCACCTTCCCACGTATGTAACAGAGTCTTCATCTTATCTAATTTAAGATGTTTAGCTAAAGTGTAATCCAAACATTCTTGTGATATTTTCTCAAGTCTTTTAGTTGTATCCTCGTTAATAACACAATCTTCTTCATGAAAGTCATTCATTATTTCACATGCTCGCTTTACTTTGTAATAGGATATGGAACTTCGTTCCCATTCATCTGAAAGTCTTTCAAGTTCTAGAGTCCTTCTATAATATGATTTTGTCCCAGGTATGTAACTGAGTATATATGATAACATCGTTACTTACTAAGCCCTCTTCTTTTTAAATTGGCTTTCAATTCAGCTATGAGCTTAGCGCGAGCATTGTTAATTTTGGGCTTAGAGTGGGGGGGTGGAGGTGGAGGTGGAGGTGGGGGCACAGCCATCGAATATGTAGATGGAGATACCACTGTCCTACAAATTCGGATAACCTTTTGTGCATTTTTAACACTATTTTCGAAATTTCTGGTAACTTTGGATCGTAATTCTTTAGCTGTGAGTTTAATTCTCTTACCATCAACTGTTTTGGTAACGCGAAGACCCATTTTTTTAGCTTTATTTTTTAAGTCTCTATATTGCATATACTGATAGCTAAGAAAATACTCAAGTATAAAGATATTAAACACTTTTCATGTATGGCTGAAGAACTTATAAGAGAAGTTTTGTTACCACAAATTATACAACTTCAAATTGAGGTAAATGCTCTTAGAAAACATACATGGCCGTATGTACAGGCACAAAAAGAACATAACCAACTTGACGACATCGAGACAAAAAAGGATTTTGTTCAAAGTCTCGATGAAGATACAGTCAAAGAACTACTTAATCTAAAGGCTAAATTTTCAAAAAGTTCCGGATTTCAACAAAGGGAATATGACATCTTAAAAAAAGTCATCGGTCCTGTACATCTTGACATCGAATGAACCATCTTTACCGGTGACATTTACTGACTCGTTACCATATAGCTCCTGACATCCTATGTCATCGATGCAGTCCCGGCCATTGTGACTCACTGGGATGGGGTATAGATTGTCTCCACTCGTGGTTGTGTAGTAGTGATATCTATCTCTACGCCCACGTACCTCTTTACCATAAAGAGGGAGTGTCATGTTACCCTCACCAAGGAGTAAGCCCATTTGTTGCATATGACCAGGTTTGTATTGTTTTATAGGTGGTCCCCTAAACTCTGGCTCCCTCCGTGTTTCCTGTGTTCGAACTGGGCGAGGGGGTGTAACAATAACAGGTACTTCTACTGGAACTTTGACAATTTGGGGATTGTATGTCATATAAACTATAGCAACAATCAGTGCGATAATCACAAACCAAAGTAGTTGTGTCTTTGTCTTGTTCTTCATTTACTATATTTAAGGAAAATCTTTTAGATAAAGATATGAAGGTCCTGGCGATTGATATAGGATATCACAATATGGGTCTTGTTTTAGCTGAGTTTGAAGATAATCCAAAAATTAACGTCCAAAAGATGAAAAAGGTAAGTTTAGAAGACTACAAATACATACACACAAATGGTATGGTAGATCTCGTACCTTTATTTGTGGAAGAGTATCGAAAATGGTTTGATGCAGCTGATAAAATACTCATAGAGAGACAACCACCTGGTGGATTTACAAATATAGAAATTTTACTACACTACATGTTCAAAGATAAGGTTGTTTTGGTTTCACCTGTGAGCATGCACGTACATTTTGGTATGAGACATCTAGACTACGAGCAACGAAAGGAAAGAACCGTTGCTATAATGGAAAAATATATATCAGAAGAGGTTCCATATGAAAGAAAACATGATATCGCAGATGCCTTTTGTATGATTGTGTATTACAATTTTAAAGTCACCACACACATTTTCGATAAGTTCAGATATTTTCCCAAGGTATAATAAGATGCCAACAGCTAAGCAGATTCAAAATGCCAAGAAAAAATTAAAGAAGACCCCCAAACCCAAGGGAAATAGCCCACGTTTGCCAACAGCTTCTTTACTACGACTGATTGCTGCGGACCCTAAAATCGGCCGCGACAAAGCTTTTATGAAACGGGCTCATGAGCTTGCGAACAAGAAGTAATCTTTTCGTTAAGTATCGTGATAGCATTCGTTATATATTCAAACATATCAAATATTTCATTCACATCACGCCTCCCGAGTGCCTTATTAAGTCTATCCACGTTGTACTCGAGAGATCGCTTCTCCTTTTCCAAGTCGGCAAGTTTTGACTTGTAACGTTCAATCTTCTCTTTCCACGTATTTGTATTTTTTTCCATATTCTCATCCAATCTAGAAATCTGTTGTTCATAGTTTTCCCTCTGCCTTAGAAGAATTTCACGCTTCACATCTGAATTACATTTTTCAATTTGAAATTCTAAACGTTGCATTTTTTCTTCATAGTCCTCCAACTCTTGCATATATGATGTGTGATACAATTCGAGACTATACTCGAGCCTCTTAATTTCGTTTTGAAGTTTAAGATCCATGTTGTATTTTACAATATCTTCAAATCTTTAAGATCATTGATGAATAAATCAAAGTGTCCTAGTCTATATTGTACATATCCCCATAGTATAAAGAACATCGATTTTGTCAGTTGATTGACCTCTGTCTCGGGCATTTTATATATAGGACCAACGAGTCTTCCCATAAAAGTTTCTTCTTTCTTCTGTCCTGTAAAATACATCTCAGCTTGGGTTAGAGCACAATTATCATCGTTTACACTCCAATGGAAAAAGAGAAAAGGAATCAACATCGAATAAAATGACAAATTCCTCTTGTTATTCGTAAATGGTACAACAATTATAGCCAAGAGGAAGACCAAGTGAAGAATAAATATAATGTTCATCTATATTAAGATGACAGAAGAAATTACGGACATGGATTCCATGTGGAATGAGTACCATGAAAATGTACTGAGACAATGGGGTGAAGCGTGTGCGTGTTATCGATATATGCATCACAGAGCCTTCTTAAAATTCAAAAAATTATCGCTCAGATTTAATTTACCAGTTATTGTTTTATCCACAGTTACAGGTACGGCGAATTTTGCTCAAAGTTCTTTTCCTGAAAGTATGCGTAGTTCCGCACCAGCCATCATCGGTGGTATGAATTTGATTGCTGGACTCATAGCCACTATCATGCAATTTCTGAAGATAAACGAGTTGATGGAAAATCACAGGACTGCTGCCTTAGGACACGGAAGCCTTTCACGTAATATTCGATTACAGCTCTCACTCCCACGCGCTGAGCGTAAGAAGGAGGGATTGATATTCGTGGAAGAATGTAAGATGGAGTACGATCGTCTTCTTGAACAATCACCATCAATTCCCAGGCACATTTTAACAAATTTCGACAAAGAATATCCTATTGAAGGTGTATTCACGAAACCCGAAATCTTAAATGTGCGAGCTATACCACCCCTCAAACCACCAAAAACTATTGGCACAGTACAAGCTATAACAAAGGGAACTCCATTTGAAAAGTTTGTTCCTAGTGAGGACGAGGAAGAGGTGGAGTATGAAGAGGAAGAAGAGATAGACGTTGAACAAGGTACATCAACAGACCGAACATAAGCAAATTGGTAAGAACGCTACATGCCACGAATGGTAAAATTTTCCTTTTTAAAGGTTTTACGATTCTATCATGTAGTGCGTCATTATCGAGCACCAAATCTATGGCCTGATTAGTAAGATCATCGATGGATTCCTTCATTAAGATAGTTGAGCAAAAAAAAGATCAAACTGTGACGACGATTCACACAAAACAAATTAACCTAATACGTAACTATATAGAAAATGGTAAAAATGTGTTCATATGTGGTTCCCCAGGTGTAGGTAAGTCCTATATACTCAAAGCAGTTTTAGAAGGTTACAGTCACGTCGAACTACAATCTGAACATCTGAAGAGTAAATGTTTATTTTTACCATTTATTAAACCTTCAAAAAAACATGTATTTATTGAAGACTATGATCCAGTATTTAAACCTATAATTGAGAGGGTGTCCGATGGAGACTCTCTCACTAGAGGTTCATTAATTGTGACTATGACAAATATGTGTATGTATCCAAACTTTGAAACTGTTTTCATACCAAAACATAAACCTGAAGTTATTATGACACTCGTAGATGATAGAGGACCAAATATTGAAACTGCTGCTGGTATGTGTAAAGGTAACATCCACAACTTTTTTACGTACTTGGATGGATACGATGAAGTTGATATATTCAAAACACCTAAAGAGTTTATAGCTGAGGTTTTGTCTGATCCGGTACCTATAGAAATTCATGATAGTATATCGGAGCATGGTCATATATGGGACATATTTCAAGAAAACTATCTCGATTCAAAAGGTGTAAATACTGTAGCAACGAGTACATCGTTTTCAGATGCAGATTTTTACGATACACATATATACTCATTTGGTAATTGGAATCTTATGCCATATTTTGTGTTACATGCACTGACTATACCCAAAAAGAAATTGGGAGAACCACTCATCAAAGATAAGATTCGACCAGGAAGTTGTTGGACAAAACTTGGTAACTATAAAATGAGAAAACAAAAGTATCAAGAGATTCGTAAAAAGTCTAGGATGGGGCTTGGAGTTGAAGAATTGTGTCTCTTGAAAAATTACGCAGAAAAGGGACACCTAAGTAATCTGATCGAATATAAAATATCACCCCAAGATTTCGACGTGATAAATCACCTCGCAGTTGGAAACGGCTTAAAATCTAGAGACGTGACAAGAGTAAAGAAGGCTCTCAAAAATGTCTACGAAGGAAGAAGAAACTGCTGAGGTTGAAGAGTATGTGAAGGTTATCGGGAACGAGATCCTCTTCTACGCTGACGTGGATCGTGAAAATGCCCTTGACTTCGTTGAGAAATTTAAAAAATTGGAGATCCAACTTCTTAAAAACAAAGCTGAACTCTATGGGTACGAACCCTTAATTAGGGTTCATATCATGAGTGAAGGTGGAGACATCTTCGCAGGTATGACAATGATGAACACTCTCGAGTCATCCCGTGTGAAGGTTGTCACCATCGCCCAGGGATCTTGTTGCAGTGCCGCGACGTTCATGTTGCTTGGAGGTTCTGAGAGACATATGGGGAAAAATGCATATGTTCTCATCCACCAAATTTCTACAGAATTATGGGGTAATTTTCAGGAACTTAAACATGAGCTGAAATCAACGGATAAGTTTATGAAAAATTTGAAGAAGATGTATCTCGAAAAAACCAAGATTCCTGAGAAAATGTTGAATAAACTGATGCGGAAAGATATTTACCTTTCCCCCCGTGACTGCCTCAAGTATGGAATCGTCCACGCTCTTGAGTAATTTTGACCGAGCGTTTATAGAGTGCTAGCACACATAGAATTATAAATATGATACAAAAATTATTCGCATTTAATGACACGATTGTGCTTTCTGGAGGCCTAAGTCGTTCCATTCTGTCGTAATTTACAACTTGAATTCCCGACATCTATTTAAAGTTGAGAAATTAATTACCCATATAATGGAACGCCTTATCCGCAACGATAAAATGAACCGCGAGCGTTATATTGACATCAGAGTTGATGACTTGAAAGATGGAACTGCAGATATCGTCAAGATCTCCGGTATCGTTGGAAGTGATAAGTTTTCTGAGTCACGAACAAATGTTAAGACTGGTTATGAAAAGGCTCTCAAGAGAGCCCAAACCATGTGGAACAATGAGCATACCAAATGTAACCAAGTGTTGCCCATGCTTGCTAACAAGTGGGAAGATCGCCAGAAATACATCTCCGAGCCGTTCTACGTCCAACCCAAACTTGACGGTGTTCGCCTACTTGTCTCCAAAGATGGTGGCATTTCGAGGACTGGGAAGATCATCCCTGGAACTGAGGTTCTCGGTAAGGGTCTTGAGCCGGGTCAATACGTTGATGGTGAAGCCTTTGACCCTAACCTCAGCTTTGAGGAACTTACGAGTACTTTCAAGACGGACCCCCTGAAGCTCAAGTTCCATGTGTTCGATTTCTTTGATTTGAAGAAGCTTCAGATGACCTTCGAGCAACGCTGGGACGTGGCCAAGTCTCTCTCGAACCCTCATTACGAATACGTTGAGACATTCAGTGTCAAGAAGCACACAGATATGAATGGGTTTCACAAGATGTTCATGCAACAGGGGTACGAGGGGACAATGATTCGCGACAAAGACAGTATGTATGAGGTTGGTCAGCGAAGCAACTACCTCCTCAAGCACAAGGATTTTCAGACCGAGGAATACGAAATCACTGGTGCCAATACGGGTCATGGTCGTGACGCAGATGCCGTTGTTTGGGTCTGTAAAACTGTAGATGGTCGTCAATTTACAGTGCGTCCGGAAGGAACCATTGTTCAGAGAGAGGAGCAATACAGGAATTACAAAAAGTACATTGGAAAGATGCTGACAGTACGGTTTCAGAACCTTACCGCAATGAATGTACCCCGATTTCCTGTGGGTGTAGTAATTAGAGATTATGAATAATATTGTAATATATAAATGAACAGGGTGGCTATCGATGTCGATGAAGTTTTAGTTAAGTTTCTCTATCCAATGGCAAAGTTTCACTATAAAACTATACGCAAACCGAAATATAGTTACGTGTACCGTCAAATTTTTGACATAGATGAAACGGAATCACAAAGAATGGTCAGAGAATTTTACATGTCAAAAGACTTCATGGAACTCACTCCTATAAAAAAATCCCAACTCGCTATGTATAAACTTCGCGCGAACGCCAAGAAGATGTATATTCTCACAGGTCGTCAAGAGGTGGTGAGAGATGAGACGGAGACGTGGATTCAACACTACTTTCCAGGTATTTTTGATGACGTCATACTCACAAACAGCTATACCCCAAATGAGATTAGGAAAATTGATATATGTCGTGCTCTCAACATCGGTCTTCTAATTGATGATAATAAGGGTATATGTGATGAGTGTATAGAAGATGGTGTCAAAGCACTGAACTTTATAGGTGACGACGAAATTTACCCATGGTGCGAGGAAAGTGACATAAGTTTAAACGGATGGGATAGTATATGTCAATCGGACTCGTTGCTCCTAAACCTCTAACAGAAATATGTATTCGCTTGAAAGGGAAACCTATACATATGTCTCAAAATCATAAAACTGTCAAGAGAATGATTTCCAGGATGGAGAAACCTAGAGTAATATTCACATATTATCCTACAGAGGAAACTATGAATGTACTAACTCACGAGCTTGGTCCCCTTGATGTTGTTATAGATTGTTATGTAGATTTACCTGAAAATATACGAAAACGACATGAAATGTGTATGAAAAATAGTACACAATACCTATTCATGGATGCGGGTATTGTTGGAGGTGATATAACAGCCTACATGGACAATAAGAATCTTTTTAAGGATATGTTTTATATCGGATCTATAGTATAAGATGTTCGCACTTCTTTGTAAACCTGTTGTTGTACCAGTTCAAACAGGTAACCCAGTCCTCCGTGCAAATGACTGCCGAATAGCGTATGTAAAACCATCTCAAACTCAAGAAGGTAAACTTGAACTTGAGATACTTGAAGCACCCCCGGTGTATATAGGTCCAGATAAGCAAAGTGAAAATTTTTAAAAAGGTGAGATACTAACTGGAATAAGTGGACCATCGGGGGTCTTTTTCATAAAGATGACTTCATCACATTCACCACCTTTCATAGCCAACTCCGGTTCTCCGCACACTGTTCCGGATTTCTTGAATCTATCACAAGCACCTTTGGTCCTCTCTGCGATATTCATATTTTGACTGTATCCAATGAAGGTTTTGTCAATTTTACCACTTTCCTTATCATTGGACGTCACTGTAACTTTCCAGCAGTAACTACCAAAATCCCATTGATTTGTGGTATCAACCGGGGGTGGTGGGGTATCTAGAGCGGATGATGAGAGACGACGTCTGAATCTCTTCTTCAGGGATACGACCGGTGCGATCAGAAAATTAGAAATAGTGGTCATTACTAATATTTAAAACTACACTTTTAAGTTATTTTTACAATGTGGATATAATACATTGTAAAAATAACAGTCTCCTTCTGCCGGGTTTGAACCGACGACCTACAGGTTAACAGCCTGTCGCTCTACCAACTGAGCTAAGAAGGAATGGTCCTCTCTACTAGAATCGAACTAGTGACCATTGGAACTACAGTCCACTGCTCTACCGACTGAGCTAAGAGAGGGTAAGGGTCCATCGCATATGCTTGTTCTGGGAGCCTCTTAAGGTGAACAGTCTTACAAGTCTCCCACATATGTTCCGGTTTGTGAATACAACGCGACAGAGAGGGCTCCATATACGTCTATCCACGTGGTTAGGGTTTCAGGTTAGGTTTGTGCAATGCCAATGTACTGGGACACCGGCCCTTCCCTCCACCCAAACGAGCTCCTACCAAGATTCGAACTTGGGGTGGTGGATTCAAAGTCCACAGTGTTGACCAACTACACCATAGGAGCGGATATATTAGTATCTACTGTCTTATCTTTAAGTTCGTTTATATATTTCATACCCAGTAATGATACGGAAAATAGACCAGCTGATGTATTGGCTATCATCATTGGAATGACTCGAAAATATATAGAATATACAAGACCAGTTGAACTGGCCAGTAAATTTAGAAATAAGAAAGTGTAGTTTATAGCATGGGTATCTTTAGTCTTATACACATGCATAACTTGAGGAACGAACATGACTGTAATCAATATAGAACTTACCAGACCCAAAATATTTATGACCGTATCCATTATGTGATAATATTTTCTAAGGTTTAAGTATGATTCTAATTGCGTTATTGATAATCTTGGTTGTGTATGTCTTTTTATTAGATACGGCAAACGTATTCAGTAAAAAAATATATAATAATCCACAGATATCTAGACCCGATGTTATAGTTCAGACGTATCACACAAAGGAGAAGATTCCACAAAAATTGTATGATAATATAAAAAAATATGCAGCAGGATATGAACATCATATATATAATGACAGTGAATGTCACGCGTTCATTCTGGAACATTTTGGAACGAGGGTAGCCGATAGATTTAATGATCTAAAAGTTAAAGCTCACAAAGCTGATCTTTTCCGTTATTGTTACCTTTATCAAAACGGCGGCGTGTATATGGACATAAAAACGGAACTTATAAAACCTATAGATGAAATTTTCAGTAAAGATAAATTGTGCACCGTATTCTCCGTTTGCACAGGTACAATCTATAATGGTATAGTTTCTTCTGGTCCAAAAAATGAACTCTTTTTGGAACTCATTAATTTTATGGTAGAAACCCCAGATCCTGGAAAGCTTGACTATCTTTATAGCTGCCGTAAATTTTACACATCTCTTTCAAGTTATTGTGATCACAAATTGAAACTCGGTGAAAATGATAACAATGTATATCTGTACGAAGAAGTGGTTAAGGCGTTTAATTTATTTACGCTACATGGTTATAAGGATAAGAATGTAAAATATCAATACGTTGAAAAATGTTACGATGGACTAGACAGATATGGAATATGCTCTTATGTGTATGACAAGGGTGTCCCTATTATAAAAACGCGGTATTCGGATTATCCATGGTAAATATCGAGTCTTAACTTTTACAATGAGGAAAACTCATTCTAA